GTGCGATCGCTGCATTACAATCGGGAAGTTCAGTAGCATCTGCTATATCTAAAGGTTTATTTGATGGACTCACCAGTATTTTTAATTTAGCTGCTGGATCTCTTAGTGGTGATGTCGCGAATGTCGCACTAGCAAGAGCGGCAAACAATTTTTTACCAGGAGCGTCTCTGAAAGCCGCAGCGACACAAGCATTACAGGTAAACGTGAATCCTAATACAAGAACAATGTTTGATAGACCAAATTTAAGACAGTTTAATTTTGCTTTTAAACTGGTTGCCACTTCTCCTTCAGAAGCGAGACAAATAGAAAAAATAGTAAAGTCTTTTAGAAAATATATGTATCCTGAAGCAATTAAATTGGGACAAGTTCCTATAGGATACAGATTTCCTCCTATGTTCAAAATTGATTTTGATTACAGAGGTTCTAAGGTGGGGATTCCTTCAATCTTACATTGTCACCTTAAATCGGTTCAGGCAAACTACAATCAACAAAGTGGTACTTTTCATGAAGATGGTCAACCAACTGAAGTTGATTTGAATCTTGTATTCTTAGAATATAGAGCCTTAACACAGCAAGATATCGAAAGAGGATACTAATGTTTTATTTTAGAGATTATCCGAGAACAGCATATATCTTCGGAGATCAACTTGAACAAGGTGGGGTGCAAGTTACTTCCGATATATTTCAGGATATAAGTTTATACAGTGAAGTTGTTGATCAAGTAAAAGATAATGTATCGTTTTATTCAAAATATTATATTCAAGAGAATGACAGACCCGATCAGGTTTCTTATAAGTTATATGGAACTACAGTATACCATTGGACGTTTTATTTCATGAATGATCATCTTCGCAAACAGGGTTGGCCACTAACGTTGCAACAACTCGAGAAGCAGATTAAGAGAGATTTTCCCCATAGAGGTTTCACTTCACGAGCAGACCTTACCGACCACTTTCTTCCTGGTCAAGTTGTACGAGGATTGAGAAGCGGAGCAACAGGGACAGTCCTTAGAAGATATCTAGATCTAGGAGTTATCATAGGAGACTTTAATAAAAGTTTTCAAGTTGGCGAAACTGTAGCGAGTGTTGCGAGTGGTGATAGGACTTTGACTTCAAACGTTCAGGCATCATATCCAGAATATCTTGCTCCCCACCATTATGAAAATGCCTCTGGCGAAACTGTAGATATTGATCCATTCTTAGGTCCAGGAGCATTGCTTACAGAGGTGACAAACTACGATAGATATGTTAAGCATAATGATCAGCTAAAAGAGATAATCGTAATTAAACCAGATTTGATCCAGGAAGTTGTTGCTGCATTTAGACAAGCGATCAAGAGTTAATATTTTATGGCACTTCAAGAATCCAACAGTAAAGGATATATCCTAGAAAGTGTCCTGTTAAATTCTAACAGGTTTAAAAAGCCTGTTCAGCTTGTAGAATCTGTAACAGACATAGAAATATTTGAGCATCTGGATAAACCATGGATCACAGCGCAACTTATGTTTGTGGATGCAATGAGGTTGTTTGATAGATTAGATATTAACGGTCATGAATCTTTAACAATTACAGTTAAAAATAGTAATGAAGATGACCCAATAGTAAAAGAATTTATTGTTAATAAAATTATTAGAAGTATAAAGGGGAATGAACAGAATGAAGTCACTGCTTTTCATTTAGTAGAAAAACATGCATACAAGTCTAACCTTATAAATGTTAACAGAGCATATTCTGGATATCCAGATCGCATGATTGGTTCTATCCTTGATGGTTATTTAAATAAAGATCTCCTTGTGAGGTGTTCAAGTATAAATCAATCTAAAATAAAAATGATCATTCCTAATAAAACCCCACTTGATGCAGCGATAATGATAAAGAATAGAACTACGACTAATGAGGGATTGCCTGTTTATATGTTCAGTTCTTTTAATAATGATTATATCACCTTAGCTGATTTGGGGAGGATAATTGATCAACCACCAGTTAATACTAAATCTCCTTTCTTCTATGGACTCACAGAAAATCATACTGAAGTCACAGGATATAGACACATAAAAATATATGATTATAAAATTGCAAATACAGATGAACTTTCTTCTCTCATTGGAAAAGGATTAGTCAATGCAAAATATTCATTTTATGATAGTTTGAGTGGTGATTTTAAAAATTACAATTATGATATTGTTAAAAATGCTGTTGAACACATTCCCGACCTTCCAAATCAAAGTAAAAATTTTCCAGATAATTTAGAAATAGATGACATTAAAATTCAAAATTATTCTTCAAAGCAAATGTCTGCTATACATTCTTCTGGGGCATATGATGACGCGACTGGTAGATTTAAATCATTTCAGGAAGAGTTTGATCCAACAAATCATGAGAAAAAAATTACTGCAAGAAGTCTAAAACATTTGTTAATGAAAACTCCTCTAGACATTAGAGTTCCGGGATCTGGATTCCTTCACAACGATGCTAATACAACTATCGGAAATAAAATTCGTGTATTATTTTTAGGTAATGCTGAATTGACCAAAAGTTTTGTTCCACTCGATTTGAAAAAGAGTGGGGATTACATAATATATGCGGCGAAACATACTATGTCTACAACAAGATATGATATAACTTTTAGCTGTGTAAAATTAAATAGTTTCAACGATGACACATCATTCAAGAGTTTTGGAATATGATAGAAAAACAATTTTATGGTGACGAGACAAGATGGTTTGTCGGAACTATCGTAAATATCAACGACCCTTTACAATTGGGTAGAGTTAGAGTTAGGATATTTGGCGTTCATTCTGATAGGATATCTGACATAGAAGAATCAGATCTTCCTTGGGCTCAGACTGTTTCTCCGATTACAGAAGGTGGTAGTTCTGGTATTGGTACAAATTTGGGTATTAAAGTTCAAGCGCAAGTATATGGTATTTTTTTAGACGGGAAAGAATCTCAGTTGCCTCTGGTCTTGGGTTCTATGCCAAAATATGAGAGAGGTTTATCTAATATACTAATTAGTAATGACCCCAATATACCACAAGGAAGTCAGCATCCTGGATTAGTGGATGCTAAAACAACCGCCAAAAATAAAGAGACAGTTTCTCAAGTAGACACTAAGTATCTTGTTGGTGCTGATAACGTTGAACGTGCTTTTAATTTTTTTGTTACTGATGAAGGTGGTGGATTAACTGCAGAACAGGCATCTGGAATCATAGGTAACTTTTGGGTGGAATCTGGTGCACAAAGTGTCGGCGACTTAAACCCAACTGCTCAATCGGCAGGATCAGAAAGGTCGTTTGGGTTGGCGCAATGGAACTCCGCTCAAGCGGCAGGTAATAGATATGGTAAACTTTTACAGTTTGCTGCTGGAAAAAATTTACCTTGGCAGAGCGTATATTGCCAACTTCTTTTCACTAAGAAAGAATTAAATGATAAATCTTACTATGGGTTAAATCAGCTCAAAAGAGCAAGATCGGTAAAAGATGCAACTAGAATATTCTGTGATAGGTTTGAGAATCCTGCCTTTGATGCTATTCGTGATGATGAAGGTAAAATATTAGAATTCAAATATGATGAAACAGGTAAAAGAAAACTTAGATCACACGAAAGTGCTAGGATTGCTGCGGCAGAAGAAACGTTTAGAAGGTTTCAATAATGGCATATTATTTAGATAAAAATGGAAGAAAGGTAAACTACAAACCATTTCCTGGTGCGAAAAGAATACCTGATCCTGTTACCAGAAACGAATTAACGAATAAATCTTCGCAGGTAAGGCAAGTATCTGAAGCAGAGAAAGCAGAATCGCTTGCACAGTTTCAACAAATCACTAAATTATTTTTAGAAACGCCTCCTGGATCTGAACAGGCAGGTGCGATTGTGTCGGGATTTTTATCTCTTGCTGAATCGGTGAAACCAAGGGGAAAGAAAAAAGACCCAACTCCATCAAAGGTTACAAACAGCGTTCCTGGCATAAACACAGAGGATGAACCATCCTCATCAGATAAAACTGCGATTGATCAACTTACAGGTAAAACTTCCAACTCAAAGACTGTCACAAAACATTTAATTGCTGATGGTAGTCCTCGAGGAATCGAAACTGCTTTGAGGACGCATGTCAGTAACAATGAAAGTGTTATTCGTTCGGCAGTCAAAAAAGCAAATGATGTAGCGAAAGACCCAACTGTAAAAGAAAAGATGAAAGATCTTGGGATACCAGAGTATCAATTTACTGGACTCGTTTCTAAACTTTCTACCAATATTAATACTTTGCTCAAAGAAAATCAAAATGAAACGGTGTTAACTGATGTTAAAAAAGTTGCTGAAAAACAAGCAGTAGAACTTGGAAATCCTTTTGGGTCTATAGATGAAAAAACAGGAATTAGAAATCCCTTTGGATCTATGGGTGTGGATTTTGGTAATGTGTTGGGAAACATTGCTGCACAAGCAAAGGGAATACCAGCAATGAAAGAGTTGGGAACTAAAGTTCCTTCCTCACTTGATGTAAGTTTTCCAGATATAGAAATTCCTGATATCATCACTCCCGATGGTTTTACTAATATCACGGGAGTTACAGATCTTGGTGCGATTATGAATTCGGAACCAACAACACCTGTTTTAGATATCGGAGCATTAAATAATAAACCACCTACAGAATTTCTATTCACCGAAGTGAACAGCGCGAGAGAACTCGAAATTGATTTAAAATCAATAAGAAGAAAATTATTTAATGTCAATATAACTTGGACAGGTTCAGCGACAGACACTAGGATGTCTGCAAAATTTTATAATGATTTAATCATAACAGCAAAAACTTTACAACGCGCAGTATTTGGAAATGCGAGTGCAGAAAAACTTGGGATGTGGGGACATTACTATATCAACAAAAACGGTAAAGTTGAGAGAGTTTTAAATCTAGAGGCATTCGGATCTTATGACCATATTGCTGATGCGGCACTTAAAGATGAAGGTAATAAAATATTAAGAGAGGGTGTTTGTATAGTATTAGATGCAGGTCACGAAGTTCCTGAAGGAGATAAAACCGATCAAACTTATGGCCCAAAATCTATAACAGAAGCGCAATGGGAATCTATAGATATGGTGATGAGAGTGATATCACGCTCATATCCTGGCATTGAAGGTATTAGTTGGGATGAAACTACAGGAAATATTGGTTTGGGTATCGGGATACCTGTTTCAACTCTACTCATAAATGCTTCACCTCCAAGAAGAACGAGACCAGATGATTCGTTACCAAATACTGATAATTACGCAAAAAAGGTGAGAGACTTGAGGCAAATATCATATGATGCGAAGAGAGGTCAATATCGGGCACTCTCAGCGAGTTATAGTAAAGTGAAATATTTTCAATTAAGTGATTTAGAAACTGCTGTAGATTTTTCATATACTTTTTACAGCAGAAAAGAATTTACTGATAAGTGGGGTATTGACGTCTTGATCGGTAATCAGGGTGATGTAGTGGAACCAAAAATTAAATTTAGAAGTGATGATCCTAGGAGAACATAATGTCAGGTATTACAGATAAAGAACTTAGACAATCTCTTGGCACCAGAGCATTGGGTGAAAGGTCGGAAGATGGTTTCTTTGACCCATTACAAACATATCCACTTAGAGAATACACTGGAATTCAATCTACTAATCTCGAAGCAAGAGGTGTAGAAGAAAACGTTCTCCTCATCGGTGGCGGTGATGTAGAATTAGATCTGGAACTATTAGATCTCGAACCATCAGTATACACCTATAATCAAGTGAGGAAAAGTGCTTCTGGTCATGTCACGGAGATAGACGATACTCCTGGTCGACAAAGATTGTTATACAAACATAGAACCGGAACAGGTATTGAAATGATGCCTGACGGAACTATCATAATCAATACAACAAAAAATATGATACGAGTTTCAGCAGGTGATGAAAAGGTTATAATTGAGGGTGATGGTGAAATAGTTTATCACGGAAACCTGCGCATGAAAGTCGATGGGAACTTTGACTTAGATGTAGGTGGAGATTATAATGTAACTGTCGGCGGAGATCACAGTGAAGATATTAAAGGTGGATATCGCCAAGATATCAACAAAAACTTCCAGTCTATAATCAATAAAAATGTAAACCAACAAATTACTGGAAATGAATATAGATTCGTGCACGGAACGCATGACACGAATATCAAAGGAAATACTTCTATTGCTGTTTCAAGTGATGCCGAAATATTGACTCATGGTAAATTAAGACTCACTTCTCGTGAGGAAGGTATATTCACTTCACCTTCTATTAATATCGGTGCATCAAACTTGTCTGTATTCGGTGACTCTGGGACTATTGGTGGTGAGAATATCATTATGTACAATTATAATATGTACACTGGACATTCTATTACGGCTGAAGATACTATTACTACAGACACTGCATATACTCAAAGAGTTAATGCCACATCGATGCATGCTACTACGTTTCATGGAACACTGGACGGTAAAGCATCATTTGCGGCAAAAGCAGATCAGGCTGGTTCGGCACCACCTGGTGCCGGTTCGGGTGGTGGTTCACAAACGATTGAAACGCATACCGCAGTTGCAGTCGATCCTAAGAAAACAGTCGATAAACCAGGAGCGACAAATACGCATATGCAAGCATATGTCAACACCTCTGAGTTTTCTGCTAGGAAAATATTATTAGATCCTGGTAATATACTTTATAATCAGATTAATCGTGTTGTTGATTATGGTGGATTATCAGATAGAACTCTCAATACAAGGGAGATTAGATCTAAACTGAGAGATCCTGCTAATCAGAAGAATGAAAAGTTTATTGCAACAGTAATTTCCGAAGGTGGATTGTCAGCGACTTTCTCTAATTCGGTTCCTGCAAATATTGGTAGAACTTCTACTAATGAACCAAGCGTTCGTCGAACATTAAGAAAAGCAGTCCTTGGTAAAACTATTGGTGCAGAAATTAAAAGATTTTTGGGACAAACTCCAAATGTAACAGAAGAAATTAATATTGCCCCAGAGTTTAACCCAGCGAAACAAGGTATCATTACATCTAAAACTGAACTTGAGAATGGCGTTTCTATGGCGAAGTTTTTAGGTGGTTTTGGTAATCCTATCAACTTTGATCACGTTACTACTAATGAGCAAAGATTATCAATAGCAACGAATCTTTCTTTGCATGCCAATCTACTAAGATCGATGGTGGTCAATGAAGATGCCTTTGATGACTATAGGCTCATTGTTGCTGAAGGAGTATATAAAGCAACAGCAAATGAAGTAATTACTCCTGGCAGTGTAAACGATCTCAAGCGAAAAGGTCAGGCAGTAGTTTATGAATTAAGAAATCGTGAAGGAACTATTGCGTATGAAAAGACTTGGGAACTTGCTGACTGGTGGAAAGACTCAGTAAAGTTCCAAAAACTTATATTAGATTATGATACCTATGATCCTCAGGGAGTTTTATCTGCACAAATAATTGTTATAATGCCAGAAGTCGTTTCTGGAGGTATCGGTACATTTAGCAATACTGTAGAAACTCGGTTTAATAACTTTGTACAAAGTACAAATGAGTTGATAGAATGCTTATAAATAGTGAAACGAGGTAATAGATGGCTAAAGCATTCTCAGTAGAAGATGGAAATCTTAATGTAAAAACCATTAGATCTGCAAGGTCTGTGAGTTTTTTGGACTTGGACTTATCATTTAGTCCAAGACCTTCTGGTGATTTGTACAAAAAAAGTGATGCTGCAGCAGTGAAGCAAGCAGTCAAAAATTTACTGCTAACTAATATAACAGAAAAACCTTTTAATTCGCAATTTGGCGGAAACTTAAATGATTTCTTATTTGAATTAGATACAAGCACAGATGCTAATTTATTAGCGACTAGGATTGTAGAGTGTATAGAATTATATGAACCAAGAGCAAGAGTTATAGACATTGATATAAATCTATTTCCAGATAGAAACGAAGTAAAGGTCACTGTTGAATTTCAAGTCGTAAGCACATCAGAGTTGGTCACTCTAGACTTATCACTAACAAGGTTGAGATAAATGGCAAAAAGTACAGTTAAATCATCGGATCTAGATTTTAATAACATTAAGGGTAGATTGAAAACTTACTTTCAATCGAAATCCGAATTTAATGACTATGACTTTGAAGCATCTGGTCTCTCAAATGTTCTAGACGTATTAGCATATAATACGCATATAAATGCTTTAACAGCAAATTTCTCATTAAATGAATCTTTTCTAAGCACGGCGCAACTCCGGAGTTCAGTCGTATCTCATGCCCAAACTCTTGGATACCAAATTAGATCTAGAACAGCGGCGAGAGCAATCGTAAATCTTTCAGTGAATATGTCTGGTGTTGTTGGTAGACCATTACAACTTGCTTTGGTTGCTGGTACAACTTTTACTTCATCTATCGATGGAACGACTTATACTTTCAGAACAAGAGATACTTACTACGCAAGAGATAACGGAACAGGATTATATAACTTTCTGACAACAGACGGTTCAAATGAAATACCAATTTTCGAAGGTACAGAAAAAACAAAAACATTTTTTGTAGGAGAAAAGGATGAAAGACAAATTTATATCATCCCAGATCAAACGATTGATACCTCTACTTCTATTGTTCGCGTATATGAAACAGCAAGTTCTACTGACTTTATTACATATACGCCACTCTCACTTGCCATCGACGTTGGTGCGAACTCTACGCATTTTCAAATTGTAGAGTCTCCAAATGGAACCTATGAATTGAATTTTGGTGACGGTACTTCATTTGGTAAATCTCCAGAGCCTGGTGAAAAAGTTGTTGTTACTTACTTATCTTGCGTTGGTGCTGCAGCAAACAACGGGACAGTATTTTCACCAACCGCAGATGTAAACGTAAATGGTGTCGACTATACATTACTCTGTACAACTGCCACTGAATCTTCTGGAGGTTCAGCGAAACAGTCAATCGAATCTATTCGTCAACTTGCTCCTATTGCATATGCAGCGCAAAAAAGGTTGGTGACTGCTCTTGATTACAAGGGTATGATTGAATCTAACTTCCCACAAGTTAGAGATGCGGCAGTTTGGAGTGGTGATCAAAACATTCCAAAAGATTATGGTTCAGTGTACATTTCACTCAACTTTAATGCAGGAACTTCTACGAGTGTAGCATCTGCTGTAAAGAGTGCTATCGTAAATAACTACACAGATAATCTTTCAGTTATGTCTATGACAACCAAGTTTGTAGATCCAA